ATTAAATGGTGATAATGCTTCATCACCTGCAGTTGTGTTGGTATCAAACGGAGAAGAAGCAGTTGATGTAACTGAATCTGCATATCTTACTCTTAATGTGTGAATTTGACCAACTGGTCCCTGCATTGGTTGAACACCAACGATTTCGTTAGCGATAACTGTAGGCATTACACGTCTGATAACAGGTAAAATTACTCTGTTAAGTGTTGCAATGTTACCTGAAGCACTTGCACCTGATGTTGCGGCTTCAGTTAAGTAGTTCTTTGTGTTTTCTAAAACAACAGCCATCGAATTACGTCTTGCACCTTCTAGACCTTCTAGAAGAGTATCTTTAGTGTCTTTCCAACGGCTTTCTAATAGTACGTCTGACATATCGGTCTCCTCTTGTACTTTAATTTTTCAAACCAGCAAGTAGTCTTAATTTAATGATATTACTATCATCTTTTTCGACGGTTGGGTTTGTTTTTAGTTTTTTATTACCTGTTTCGACGGTTTTGTTCTCTGTAATAACTTCTTTATTAACAGATTTAGTTTTTTCACCGTTTAATACCGCAGGCAAGTAACGATCAAAAGCAGATTGTAATTTATCTGTTTGAACGCTTTCTAGTAGGTCAGTCATAATTGACGCCTTTTCCTTGTTGAGTGGTTTTAACAAAGAATTCATTGTTTCTTTACGAGCCATTGACTCTGTAATAATGTTAACTTCATCTGACTTTTTCTCAATAAGTTGATCTTTTTCTGCAATTACCTTAGTTGCTTCAGCAAGTTGTTCTTTTGTATCTTTTGCTAATTTTTCTAACTTTTTAATAGTTTGATTTTCATTTAGATAACTGGTACCAAACTCAGTAGCAAATGCTTCAAAAATCTTGCGGCCAAAGGTATTCTCTTTGGCTGACTCAATGTCTTCTCTTAACTGTGATAGTTCACCTTTTAGATGTTTGTTAACAGATTCTTTAACAACGTCTGCACTCTTCTTGATAAAGTTTGATTTAATTTCTGCAAATTTTTGTTTTGCTTCAGTAACCAACTTTACTTTAGTTTCTGCAACGTCTTGTCTGTCTGCTTGGAAATCTTTAATTTCTTCAGCCAGTTGTGCTACAACAAATTTTTCTAGTTTTTCAACTACATCTTTTTGTGTTTCTCTGTCTGAATGTAATTCTTTGATTTCTTCAGCAAGTTTCTTGACTAAAAACTTGTCAAAATTACCTGAAGTTTCCTTCATTTGAGTAACAAACTTTGCTCTATCTTCTGCTAGTTTTTGTTTCTCTTCAGCAATTTGACCAATTTCTGCTGTTAAGTTCTCTGTCACCATTCGATCTAAGGCTTTAACCATTACTGACTTGTCGTGTTCGTAGCGACGAGCGAATTCCTCACGGAGTTCTGCTGTAACCTGTTGACGAGTTTCGTTCATCTTGGTTTTCCAAGCCTCTTCGATCTGTACTTTAGTTTCCTCGTTAACAAGGTCGCTATCTAATAGTGGTTTGATAGCATCTAGCATATTCATCTCCTAGATCTTTAATTCCTTGATTAGACGGATTACTCCCTCTTTCAAGTATTTTTGTACTCTAGTATTTCCACGTGCTTCTGCAGAAATTTCTAGTAGTTTGTTGCCACCTCGCATATTCAACAATCCTTCGTATATTGCTGTTGGATAGGCATTAGGTGCACTTGGTTGGGCTACAACGTCAACTGTAACAATTTCAAAACCTGAAACTTTACCACTAATAGGATCAACTTCTCCTGTTCCTCTAGTGCTGACGCCTAACCTCACGTCTGCTTCCAACATGGTTCTTACTAAATTTCCCATTGGTGTTGGAAGAATCTTTAATTTACCATAGCCATTAGGACCATCCATCCAGAGACTTTCTACCATATGGCATACTTTGTCTAGGTTTATTCCTAAACCTTCTGGATGATCTACTTCTCCTAGAACAGAGTTGCCTTTTTCAATCTGTTCATTTAGTGTCTTAACAGCATTGGTAATTTCATTTACAGGGTATATTCGCTTGTTGGCGTTTTCAACACCACCCTGCATACAAATGCCTTTCATATAGAGATCTTTACCCTCATTTGTACTCTCTGTTACAATCTGAGCGGTTTTGAAATCTAATGCTTCACTAAGGTAACCCATAGTGTATTACACCTTTTTCAAATCTGGCTTAGTAGTTGCGTTCATGCTTTGAGATTTTGGTGTTGCACCACCTTTTTCATCTGCACTACCGGCACTCATGGCTGGCTTTGCATCTGAACTTGGTTTTCCACCTGGTGTTTTCATTTCTGTTTTGTTAACACTGGCTTCTTCACCTGATACTGGTGCTGGTGCTTTTTCTTTATATTCAACGATTTTTTCTTCTGCTACTGACTCTTCCATGTCATCTTCCATGTCCATAGGCTCTTCCATGTCCATTTCCATTTCCATGTCCATGTCATCTTCGCCTTCAGCATCATCGCCAGTTTCTAAGTCGTTCATTGCAACAATGTCATCAAACTGCTTTTGTAAGTCTGCAATCGCATCAGATAATTCGTCAACTTCTTCGTCAGTTGCTCCGTCATGCTCTTCGTTTGCTAAACCTTCTTCGTCTGATTCAATGTCGTTGATTAAATCTTCTGTTTCATTTCCACCTAGATCTTCTTCAACTTCTTCGTCAGTTGCTTCTTCAACTTCTTCTTCTGTGTTCTCTTCGATATCTTCTACTTCATCTTCTTTGATAAGATCAGCATAGATATCTCTTGACTTTTCTACAACAATATCGTGGAAAAGTTCTTTTGCTTTCTTTTCGTCTTCGTTAATGAATAGTTCAATTAACTGTTCAAATTTATTATTGCTCATTATAAGGCTCCTTTATTTCATAAGGCAGTTGTGTTATTATTTAGTTTGTTAAAAAATATTACAGTTATATATACACTTTTCGAATCAAAAAGTGACATATACCATATTTTTTAAGATTCTTGGGATTTTTGACCGAACTGTTTGCGAACTTGTTCTACTTTTTTATGATATTCAACCATTTTAACATCATTAAGTTGTCGCAGTTTATTAATTTGTTCTAGGGTAAGACGTGTTTTACGTGTGTCAGTCTTCATTGCAACACTGTTGTCTTGCTGAAGATCTTGCATACCTGTTGTGTCTGTGTTAGGATCTGTATATTCAAATAGATTTTTTAGTAACATAATAAACTCCTACACTTATTTATTAAGTTTCAGGAGTTGCTGAGCCTACTGGACTTTCATTGCCAGTTTCATCTGCAGGTGTTCCATCTGTATCCACAGTTTCATCACCAACTGCTACATCACTTGTGTCAAAATTTGCAATATCAGTGTCTATGCCACCTTTGGTTACACCAACACTTCTCATGTTAGGTACACCAGAAGAAACATTTTCATCATTCTCTTCTTTCCAAAGTCTAGCATTTTCTACCATTTCTTCTTCAGTTAATCCTAAGAATCTATCCATTAAAAATCTCTTGCTGAGATAAGGGAACTGTTCTAGGTTAGAGAAGGTGGATATCTTAGCGGCATCAACTTCGCTCATTCTGTATTTGGTGAAGTTTTGTGGTTCATTGAAACGCACTTCAAAACCAGCATTGTCAATTTCAAAACCTCTCCATTTTAGAAATATTTTAAATTCTCTGTCAAAGGTATGACTGACATATCTCTGTAGTCTTTTGCAGTATTCATTGAATCTATATTCTTGTATTAGTGCAGTACCTACTCTACCATCTTGGTAACTTGCGGCACTTTCGTCTGGTCCACTTGGCAAATAACTGCTAGGAATACGCAATCCTCTGAACAGTTTATTGGTAAAGTATTTTAAATCATCAATTTCACCAAGATTGGTACCACCTGGTAGTGTTTCAACTTTACTTCCTCTACCTTCTGCTGTTTGTGGGAAAAAGTAATCTTCATTAATACTCAGTGGATTATATGTGGTGTCCATGATGTTGGCACCACCACCTGTTTGACTTGGTATACGCCTTTGATGTATTTCATTTTTCACTTGTTCTACAAAAGCCATGGCCATATGTTGTGGCATGTTACCTACATCAACATAAAATACACGTCTTTCTGGTGCTCTCTGTATACGATATATGATGATAGCATCTTCAAGCAGTTCTTTTTGTTTGAATACTTTGTATACCTGTTCGAGTATACTGTTACCAAAAGGCCAATTTACATCCAATCCTTCTGTGAGACTGGTGTGTACAATGTGTTCAGCACCAATGGCTTTTTCATTCACCTGTCTATCAAACCTACCACCTGTAAGTCCACCAGATCCTGTGTTACCATACACATTTGTAGGTTGCATGTAGCCTGCACTTTTGCTGTTTGCTGTCTGTTGGTCCACATAGGTGTTGGCTGTGGCTGTGAGGTTTTCAAAATTAGGATTTATATCCTTAAGCACATACTGTTCAGGTTTTTTGCCTTCACTTTCGTTAACAATTACTTTGGTAACTTTGTCCATGCCCACCCAGAACCATTCATATGTCTCTGGATCTCTGATAAACACCTGATCACCATACTTCATTACATTACGGAATATTTTAAAAATTCGTTTGTTGAATTCGTTGATGTTATTCCATGCTTGTAGTTGTTGCCTAACAATCTCTACTTCATTGTCTGTGGGATCATCTTTCCAAATTATTTGAAATGCAGTGCCATTTTCAACATTTGACTGTGTGCAAAACTCACTGAGTATGTCCAATGCGGCATTTATTTCACTGTCTGCATCCATCTGTTCATACTGTGTGTAACGTTCTATTCTATTTGGATGCCCAATATACACATCAGGTAGATGACTGGCATAATGACCATATTTCATGTCAGATTTGCTACTTGGCATTCTCACATTTGTTAGTGGACTGGTTTGATCCGCTGTTTTAAAAAATTTTTTCCAACTCATAATCTTATTATAACACCTTTATTGTATTTACGCAAGTTTTTTTTATTAACCGTGCTGTACTGCTTTCTTTACATCTTCTAAACTACCAACAATCTTATTGCCCAATCCTGCGGTTGCATTGTTCACCATAGTGGTTAAATTTTGAAAATCCTGTTCTTTTTCTTGTTTTTTCTGTTCTGCCATTTTTTGTTGTTTTTCCATTGCCTGTTTTTGTATCTGTGCCAACATATCCGTAAGTTTTGATTGATAATCTGGGTCATTTGGATTTAATGTTGTTTGAGGCGGGGTTAATGTTTCAACATTACCCTGTGGATCAGTTGTTATTCTAGGCCTAGCAATAGTATTGTTGTTTTGTATGGCACCAGGAGGAGTTGGTGGTGTACCGCCTCCTGGTCCTGTTGCTTGGTTCATGAAACCCAAAAGTTTGTCTATTTCACCCGCACCTTTGTCTCCACCACTGAGAGCAAATGTCAAGCCTGCTATTTGATTTAATATTGTACTAGGTATTTTCATAATTTGCATTATAAAACTACCAACGCCTGTGCCAAATGCATTAGTCAGTGCTCTACTAAAATTAATCTGTGCTTTTTGTGTGTCCATTGTGATTTTTGTTATTGCATCGGTCAATGGGTCCATGTTGCCTCTGAGTTTTTCAAATGCTTCAACATCTTGTTGTATCAATCTACCTACATCAGCAATACTTTTGGTAACAATTTCAAATTGTGTTTGGAAATTTTGTCCTGCTGTGGCTACAAGAGAATTTTGACTGCCTGCAATTGATAATATTCCAATCTGTGCTTGATTTTGTAATTCTGCTCTGATCTTAGGATTATCTTTGCTGAGATCGTTAATCATTTTAATGGCCGCACTTCCATCTAGAGATCCTGCCTGAACCTGCTTTAATGTGTTGGTTAGTATACCTGTGGTTGTGCCCAATAACTGTTGTTGCATCAGAGATTCTTTTCTAATAGGGCCACCAAAAGCAACGCTTTCTAATATAAACTGTCTAAACTGCGGAAATGTTTGTGTTAATTGTTGCACTGCTACTCTCTGTTTAGCATCCATGCCCATCAGCACCATGTTTAGTTGTGCATCTTTTCTTGCGGCTCTCTGTTTTTCTCGTTCTTGTTCCAGTGTTGTGCCGTTAAATGCCGCCAATTGTTTCTGTTGCATGGCTAATTTTGCAGTTCCCTCAGCAATACTGCTACTGCTAATAGCAACTTGGTTAAAACCTTCGCCACTTTCTTTCAAGTTGGCTAAAAAATCAGCAGTCGCTACACCCATATCCTGGAATGTCAATCCTGCTCTCAATAAATCTGTACCATATTGGTCAACAAGTATTCTATTTGCTCTGGCAAATTCTCTAGCACCTTCTAAAGTACCACCACCAAATACTGACATACTTTTAGTGGCTGATGCCACTACTGCACCAAACTGTGTCATGGTTAGGCCTGACAGGTTGGCCGCATCTCTGAATGCAAGGACACTACCTCCTAGTATTGCACCAGAATTTGCCGCTGTTTTAAAATTTTCGTTGACTGCTCGCATGTTCTCAGCCAACATGGCTAGCATAGCACCCACTCCGCCTATTGCCGTAAATGCACCTCCAAGAGCCATGCCTGCCATACCACCTTTTTCCATAAGTGAGTTGCCCATTTTGCCCATAGACTCACCAAATTTTCTAAATGATGACTGTATGAAATTAAATGGACCTGACTGTATTGCCCTGGTCATGCTTTCTATTCTACCTGTAACATTTAAAGTTCTTTGGTTAGCATTCCTTTCTGTATTTCTGAATGCATTACCAAGTCCTGCTAGTGAACTGGTTTCATCTGTGATCTGTGCTGTGTTTCTGTCTTTGGCTCTGGTGTTTCTATTTTCAGCCTGAGTTGCTCTAGAACTTGCCGCACCTAGACGATTCAGTGATGCCTGTGTAAAAGCACTGCTGGTTCCACTCAAAAGGGCCGCAATCTGCTGTAGTGTTTGTTCACTAGCGGCATTAAATGCTTCTACTTGTCCAA